CATTTCGTCCCGGGCTGATTTAGCCATGGTTGTAGAGATCTTGGACCATACGTCCTTCTCGCCCTGAATGCCTGACTCCATCATGGAGCGGGATTTTTCAAGTTTTGCGGTCTCTTTGGCAGTGGGGCTACGATATTTATTGCGCATTTTGCTCTCCTAGCAAATTTTAACTTTACGATCGGCATCCTTACGCTTGATATAGCGCACTTCTCCGCCAGTTGCCATTTTTCTGGACTTTCCAGCCTTAGAAAGGGCAATAGCTACGGCCTGCTTGACCGCTTTTCCTTTACTGGCGGGCTTACTGGTGCCAATCGATCCAGTTTTCTTATATTTGCGGACCATCTCGGAGATGTTTCCGCTAATCGTTTTCTGACTACTGCCTTTTTTGAGGGGCATTTTGCTTCACTCCCATTTGTTGGAGACGCATTAGGGTTAAATCAGCCTTTTGATCGGCAATATTCTCTTGGGACTGTATTTTAGCGGTAGTTTCTGCCGCCCGTTGCTGTAATTGTTGCGCCTGAAGACCAATTTTTTGCTGGTCGTTCTGGGCAAGTTGCTGGTCGCGGGCTGCTCTTTGCTGCAATTCCTGCTCTTTGAGCTGTACCAACGGGTCTGGGGCGCCTTCGCCAGACAATTGTTGCGACAGTTGCCGTAATTCACCCATCCCCTGAGCCACCAACATGGCTACCATGGCCTCTTTTTGGATATCCGAAACGATATTTCTGTTTTCCGGGCCATACTCGGTGAAAATTTGTGCTTCTACCTGTTCTTCCGCCTTCAACCGAACGTGTTCAAGGATGTGTTTGGTCAAATTCATGGCTGCCAGCGGGTTGGCCTGAACAAGCGGACTCATTCCCTGGAGCATGTGGCTCACCATGTGAGCGTCATGCTGCTGCCCAGCAAAAGCTTTTAGCTTTTTACCGTCAATTGCATCGGCATTTTCTGTTGCCGGATCTTTGGGTTTTGGCTCCTGGGTATCGTCATAATTCAGGACCATGTCGATATCCCGAACCCCAAGTGCCTCGTACATGCGGCGATAAGCTTCGTACATATTGTGCATCTGCGGTGCAGACTGGGCCAACTGGAGTTGGGTCTGGGCCATCATGATGCGTTGGGCACTCGAATGGATGTTGGGGTCGGACACAGGCAGCACGTCCACCCGATCATCAAAGTCCTCCCGCAGCACTTTGCGGTCCGCACCAGCCACTTCATACGGATACTCGTCCGGTAAATACTTGGCGAAACACTTGGCCATCAACTCAAACTCAAGTTTCTGGGCATAGTGCAGGCGCTTGTGGATACCGGACATGACATTGGCGCCTCTTTCAAGGAGGGCGATCGTGGTACCTACGGCAGCTTGCTGGTTGCCGTCCCCAACCTGCATGTCGGCAATACTTGCCAGGCGTCTTCCGCTATCAATACAAAAACCCATCAGCGTATAAAGCGTCTGACTCGGCTCTTTGTACGGAAGCGGCAAAAGCGAAGAAGCCAGGTCTGCGCCACCGGCATCAATGTCACGCCATTCACCGGGCTGTAGCGGATTATCATCGTCCGCGATCCTCAGACCACGGGCTTTAAATCCGGCCGGCAAATTAGATAAGGTGCCTGCATCCAGCAGTTGTCTCAGGGCAGAAGTAGCCGCCTTATTGAGATTGCCGATGAGGTGTATGAGGCCATAGCCCATGCACCCCGGACCGGGAAGGAACATGTAATGAACATAATATTGCTCTGGGCAACAAGTCTCATCATCTTCTGCCCAATTGCGGTAAATCGATAATACTTTGCCGCTGTCTTTATCTACGGTAATAATGTATGGCTTTTTAATTCCGTCTTTATCTTTAAATCTGGGTACGTCATAAAGAATATGTGCCTCAAGCAGCGTATATTCTTCGTCCATGTACCCCGGGGTTTGGCCCGATATTTTGCCCTCAGCATCTGTGATCGGGGTCTCACGGGGAGTAACGGAACCGTTTTCTAAATCAATATCTCGATATGTACCATTGACCTGCGCCTTGCGTAGGTTGTTTTTGGACATCGGGACAACCTGAATACAACGCTCGTTTTCCCACGGATTGCTAGACCCGTGGTAGGGCATCACAAAATTATCCGGGGTAATAAACGGGGATACGCACCGTTTTTTGTTTTTGTCAAAATAAACCTTCTTAAAGGCCGACCCACCATAGCCCACGTACCAAAGCATCTGGTCATAATCCGGGGTGTACTCCTTCATGACCGTTGTGATCTGGTAATTCATAAAATCCTTGACCCGCATCGCCTGAGCATCGCGTTTACGATTGCTCGCACCAATCACCTGCGTGCGTACGGGGCCGCCTGCGGGCATGAGTTCTTTCATGGCCTGGGCAGAAAATTGGGTAATTGCTTCCGTCAACAAGGGTACGGATACGCCGGCAGCGCCTCGAAAAGGCTTGGTGCGGACTTCGTTCTGGAAGCCTAAGTTCTTAAATCCTTCAGCGTATGTGCGCTCCCACTCCTCGCGTGAAGACACGTCTGAATCAAAATATTCTAGGATCTCATTGCCGATCTCGGTAAGCTCATCGTCGTCCAGAAATTCAGCGAGGTTCTGACGATGCTTTGTTTCTACCTCGTCGTCTTCCTCTTCTTCGCCCAGCTTGATTGTGGCGCCGCCATCTTCGTCGATTTCAATTTCGACTAAATCCTCGTCCGTTTCAGGATCTTTGGCCTCAATCTCAACCTCTACGCCGCCGCCTTCAGCTAGTTCAACCATAGCTTCCGGAGCCATCAAGGCTTTTTCTATGTTATTTGCTGCGGAGTTTTTCTTTTTCTTGGCCATTATGCTGCCCGATCATATAGTGGTTTATCTACCATGCCGCCTTTGGCAAAATCTACTACTCCATTGTAACCACGAGGCAACTCAGTGTACTCTGGTCCCTTAAATGCAGGCGGAATGTGTCCTCTATCTTCCGTAATGTAAATTTTTCCAACGCGTTTTTCGTAGTCCTCTAAGAACTTCTCAATCTCATTAAAATATTTTGTTGGCGCGCTATTGGAATTTCCTTTGATCTGCTCAATCACCACATGTTTTGCATTAGGGGGAGCAAAAGGACTACGGTAAATAGAAATGGTGGTATGTGGGATGCCCGTTTCTGCGTCTTGTAGGGAAAAGTGCTTTCCAATCCCACTGGTTAGCTGTCTGCAATAATCATCGCCACCAATACAGTGATTCATCACATCACCTTCTCGGCGAAGAGCATCTTCAGTTTTAATCTCACTCCATTGATACTTTTCACTAGGTTGAAACAATTTTTCTCTACCTTCAAAAAGTTGCGCAGGCGTAAATTTTTTAGCCGGATTTTTAAGTGCCTCGTGATAACGTTCCGCGCCGATAATTGCATCTTCAAAAGTAATGTTTTTAATTTGATTTGGGTTTAACGTCATCAAATAATCACGAATACTTACCATACGATCTGACAATGTGGCCAGAGAACTAATGTCATAAGGCAAATCGTTTTCTTTAAAAGCATTAATTGCCCTTGGGTCTATGTCCTCTAAAGGCCTATCTTCAATTGAAAAAGCAAGATCTTTTTGACCAACTTTAGTTCCTTGTTCTTGTAGTCTGCCGATCATACGTTTTTGATATTCACCTGACGCCTCAAGCCATCCACCAGCCTTTTTTAATTCTTCTGTTGGAAATATCGCAGTAATGTCAGTCCATGCATCATATTTTCTGTTTAATTCATCTAATGCTTGTTTTCTAGCCACAGATCCCACGGTTTTTGGATCATTAATTATTTCACGAAGTCCGGCTATTTCTTCCGCATTAAACCAGTCAGAGCCATTAAAGTCGCCGCGAATAAAGGCTTCTCTAAGCGGATCGTTTTGACTTCCTAACTTCTTCTGGTAGTAATTTTTAAACTTAGACTTAAAGAAATTATCTACTTCGTCTATTTTCTTGATATCTTCTTCGCCGCCTTGGATATATCCGTAGTCTCGCCTTCTGCCCTTAAGGGAATCCCCCATAGCATCCAAAGCTTGATCAAAATTAGATGATTCACCAGACACAAAGGTGCCGCCCTTAGGTTTTACAATTGCAGGCGCACCCAGTTGCATGATGCCCTTGGTATCCCCTACGGCCTGATAAATCTGTTCTGGCGTAATGTCAGGTTTGCCGGTGATCGCGCGTACGGCTCCGGTGCCAAGAGTTTCTGCACCCCGTTCAACTGCCGCGATGCCCTTGGGAATCTGCCTTGCCACAGCAGCAGGGTTCACGAAGCCCATGCCGATTCGGGTTGTGGTCTCAGCCGCAGAGCCAGTGGGACGGTTAGCGATACCAGCCTGCGCAGCTTTTTCAATCAAGTACTCACTGCCACCGACCGGCTTCTCGACGTTATACCCAAACGGGCGCATTGCCATCGTGGCAATATCCACCGGAGCGCCAATAAGATCGTAGGGCAAATACTGCGCTCCGCGCACGACATCCCGACCAATGCCCCTGAACACCTGGCCAGCAGGTTTTTGACCTTCCGGTAACGTTCCCACTGTCATCTGTTCTGCAATATCTGCGGGGTTGGCCACTTCCCCTTGTTCGGGGCTGCCAGACTGGCGGTAGACCACTTCTCCGCCTTCGTTGAACAACCGTTTAACTCCCTCGGTTCCAGCAGTGATCATGGCCCGAGTGGCCATATTCCCAAAGTCCATGCCTGGGAAGTAGTACATTCCTGCCGCAGTGCCGGCTAGGCCTATGAGGGTCTTTAGGCCGTTATCATCTTTTTCCGGCATCTTGTAAAACACGTTAGGCTGCGCGTTTATCCCAAGTACAGATTGCTCAGGGGCGTAGCTTGTTCCGTGCTTTGCGTTGTAGTCCTGCACCGCCTGGATGTACTGCTGGTCAAGCGCAGTTTTCTGCATTTGGGCATCAACGTCCGCGTTCCACGGCCGATCGATCATCTTGCCAAACTGCTTCTCATGTAGCGGGGCCCAGGCGTTATACACTTGGCCCCAGGTGGGAACGGCTTCCTTAGCGGCGCCATATTGTTTGTCCCACTCCGCTTGTTGGCGGGCAGCTTCTGCTTGCAAGTCGGTAACTTGACGGCTAAAGTTTTCCTGCCCTGCCGTAGCCAGATTGACGGGGCTGCCAAAGCGCTCTTCGTGCATCTTGTTCCACAGCGCCCCAATGCCTTCTACTGTAGGCCGGGCAACAGTGGTCGTTGCTTCGCGATACCGACGCTCCACCTCGGGCATGCTCACGCCCGTGACGCGGGATATTTGATCTTGGGACACTCCAAAATGCTGCATCATGCTTGCAATCATCTTGTCCGTCATCAGGGGGTTTTGCTTTAGGTAGGCACTAACGTCAGCATCACTGACCTTTTCTACTTCGCCTCCGTCTTTCATCCTCACGGGCATACGCGGGACCGGGCGACGCTTTTCTACGTTCGTTTGCTGCGCTTGAGCCATCAACGCAAACGGGTCCTCCCCAGCTTCTTGTGGGGAAAGGATTGATGCAATCTTTGTCCGTGAACCTGCCGCCCCGGCTCTACCGTCCTCGTCCTGAAGCTCTTCCAGAAGTTTCATCGCCTGGTCCGTGACGGATTCTTTCTCCGTATCACCAAGATAATTCGCAGCCAGTGCAGCGGTGTAACTTGCCGGCATTGCACCGGAGGAAGCTACTTGGACCGTGGGCCGTGGTCCAGGAGCCGGGGTTCGCGCAGTCTGAGTAGCAGATGGGGGCGTAGTGGGGCGACTAGCCGAGACTTGCATAAAATGGCCCAGGGACCTCGGACCACCTTCCATCTCAATCATTGCACGCTGCACATCCCCGATTCTCTCTACAGGGACCGGGGACGACGGATCAAGGCCCGTCTTTTGCGCCACAAAACTAATGTAGTTGCTGGTCTTGTTCTCGCTCGGGGGAGCATACTTATTTAAAAACTTATCCAGAGTCATCCCACGCGTCTGCGTGTCCAACTCAATCTGCGCCCGCATAGCATCAAGCCCCGCTTGCGGGGTTTCAAAACGAGCAAAGCCGCCTTCTCCTTGCGTTGCCCCCGGCTGATTAGCAAACCGCAGGTTTCCAGGATTGTTGTTTCGTATCGATAGCGGTTCTTTGCTAACTGACATGCTCAGTAGTACTCATGAAGGGTGGGCCCAACCTCTTCTTCGAAGAAATCACTGGGCAATTGGATAAAATTGCCTTGTCGAAACCGTATTACCGCCTGAACGGCCGAGTCTGTCAAGTCATCATGCTCGCCGTACGGAAATTCAGCCATCTCTTCAACAAGTTCCTCGGACCACGGTTCGTCAGGAGCCCACACAAATCCAGCTTCAAAGACAGGCGATACGGAGTTTGCTCTTGAGATTTTGTCTGTGCCCGCTTTTCGGCCACCAGGCGAGTAGTTCACGACAGGAATTCCCGTTCGCCGAAGCTCTTGGGAAAGTGGAAGGCCTGAGGCCTTCGCTTCAACCAATACACAATCAGGATCCCAGAATTTATAAAGCTCCATTGCCTGGCGTTTTAGCTCTGGAAAGTCCCATCGACCCTTTTTTGCATCCAAAAGTATGAGGTGGTACTCGTCCCCCTCCTCCGGAGTGAACACTCCCCAGGTGGTGATGGCCGAAAAGTCCGCCGTTTCCTTTTTGGAGTACGCCGTATCATAGCTTTGGATGACATAGTTCAAGTTTGGGATATCTTTGCGGTTCCAAACCTTCCACCATTCACGCTTAAAGATCGCACCTTCCTCGGCCGTGGGGTTTTGCATCCACTGGGCGTTCCAGTTCGAGACCGGCAGCGCTGCCTTCACGCGGAGCAGGTCGTCTACTTTCCAAAATTCTGGCCAGCAGGGTTTACCCGAAGGCATAATTGCTGGGAATTCAATGACTTCCCACTGGTCTGAGATGGAGTTTTTAGCCTGATCCTGCAAAACTCGTCCGGTCAAGTCTACTTTTGACCAACGAGTCATTACCAGCAAAATCCTCCCTCCGGGCTGCAGACGCTGACGGGGGCCGGCTACGTACCAGTCGTAGCAATTCTCCATTGCTGTTTCTGATAATGCGTCTTGTTCCGAGTGGGGATCGTCAATGACCAGAAAGTCAGCACCACGACCGGTCATCGCACCGCCCACACCGGCCGCAAAATATTCGCCGCCCCTGTTCGTTTCCCATCGGCCGGCTGCCTTGGAGTCTGCGGCCAGATTTACTTCAGGAAAGATTTCTTTATACGGCTCGGAGTCCATCAAGTTTCTGACCTTTCGGCCAAACCTCTGGGCTAACTCGCCGGTGTGCGTTGCCTGGATGATCTTGGAGTCCGGTTTTTGGCCCATGAGCCAAGCCAAAAAGAGGTAGCTCGTCAGTTCAGACTTCCCGTGACGCGGTGCAATATTAATAATTACGCGTTTCAAGTCGCCCCGGACAAGCTTTTCAAATTTCTCGGCCATGATCTTGTGGTGCGGGCCGCAAATAAACCCAGGCCACACGTACCTGACGAAATCTAAAAAATTATTGCGGGCTTTTTCTCTGGCATTTATCTGGGCCAGACGTAATTCAAGCTTAAGTATTTCTTCTTCCGGCGTGGATTGTTCCACGTTGAACATTTGGGTGTCCCTTCTTGCGTGCGCAAAGTCACGTTCTACGCGCGAAGGATACGGCCAAGTTTCAAATTTTGCAAAAATTTTTGGGGCAAAGTGTTTTTAAAAACAAGGGGGTGGGTTTTAGCTGGTTAAGTTTTGAACACTTGGCTGTCTGGCTGAAACTGGGCTAAAGGGGCAAAGTTAAAAAGAAGGGGTGGAAAGCATAGCGAAGCAGGAGGCGGAGCGGAGAAGCGAAGCCAAACTGTCAGGGACTCCAAGGTGTTAAAGCGGGCCCACCCACCCCCGCCATCCTCCAGGGAATGATCCATAAAAATTGCGCTGTCCATTTCTTTTTCACTATCCATCCGCCAGGATGGATAGTTAGAAGATATGAGGAAGGGAATAAAAAAGGGCCACGCATCGCGTGGCCCTTCCCCCGGTTACCCGGGCAGGAGTTAATCGGGTGTGCGCAGTGAGTTAACCTTACCGCGCAATTTGTCTTGTAATCCAATCAGGTGATCGACTTGCGTCTCTATCGATGCACACTGAGCATAATCTCCGGCCATATCGGCGCCGGAATATACATCATCGAAACGCTGAAGTTCGCGATTAATTGTTTCGATCTGCTCTTCGAGATCCGCGATATCAGCAAGGCGGATTCTTTCGGCCCGGGTATATAGGTCATCGGGGTGAATAACATTCGGGTCTGATGTCTTACGCATATTCTATTCTCCTGTATTAATCCGGGGGCAATTGCCCCCGGTCCGATAATTATACCACTAACGCATCAGCCGCTTCCCACAGTCGCGCATTAATTCGCGCGTCATCGCCCACTGATCTCAGCACTCGCGTGCTGGACTGGCGGCGCGGCCTGTTCAGGTTAACCCCGCCTCTAATTACATTTTCCTGAATGCGGTTCAACACTGCCCAAAGAGAATCACCCGCATCTTCGAAGCGGCGGCCGATCAGCAGGTTTTTATGATCCAACCCTGCGGGCCGACTATCACCCCATCGCAATTGCGCGGCCGTCTCGGCTAACTGACCCTGCTCGAGCGGCGATAAAACACGATCCATGAATCGTTGCACGCGGTCCTCAATGTGGTCAATTTGGCCCATGAACCCGATCGAGCGATCGCCCACAATTTGCGCGGCATTCGATCGGTGAGCAACGGACACCTGACCCATAACCGAGTCACTGATAATCAGGCCATTACAGCACACCATCCGAAACAGGCCAAGCCACAATTTAAACCCGCTCGATCCATCATGCGAATTCATTAGCACTACTTCGGGCACCGATTGCCCGACTACTGTCGGCGCATACTGCGGCCGGAAGCGCAACAGGTGCTTGGCGAACGGGCGATTGTTTTGGTCGCGGGATAAAGTCTGACCCGCGAACACCGGGACTAGGCCCCGGGTCTGCAGTTCTTCCACTACCGAGACAGTCGGGACGAAGCCGTAGCGGTCAGAGACTTTGGCGGCGGGTTGTTCGGCAAACACACTCGGCGCAATATTGCGCAATTGGTCAAGGGTGAAGCCGGTATCACTACGCTGTTGTGTATAACGCACTTTTAATTCTCCTGTATTAACGCGGCCCGGGAATCGTGCCGCTGGAATAATTAGAACATTATTCCAGGGCCCTGTCAAATAAAATTATCGCAAAACCCACAATTAATATAAGGATCATTGCATCCCCCGGGCGAGGTCATCTGCGCCCACATGCCGGATCCAGCCCCACCCAAACCAAGGGCCAAAGAATCCGTTGTGCTCCCTTTTTTCTAGCTCTATCCAATTTTCCCCCCACCTTAACTCAATTTTAGTGTGGCCTGCGGCCACTGCTTTTTTAACCTGCGCTTTTATTTGCGCCAGCGACGGGCAGCGGCCCGTGAATTCATGCGTGTACATTATGCGGCCCTCCCAATATCGCCCGCCACGTGATGCCGGAGCATTGAACCCGGCGGGAGGCTTTTCGCGAATTGAATCAGCGCGGCCGCATCGTTCGCGGCCCCTGTCTTGCGCGTGCCATGCCACTGTATGGCCGTCGGTCCCTGTGCCGCGTAACACCCGCCCGCACAATCGGCCCCCACTTTTTTGGCCCCTGTGCCATGGGCCACGAACACCACCACGTAATCGCGCTTCGCCCGGGCGCACAGCGGAACACCGCCCCCGCACTGCATACACGTGAAGCCCTCGGATAATTCCGCCGGGCATTGAATAAACTTTACGCCCCGGTATTCATGGCCCCCGGACCAATCAGTACCGAGTGGCGCGGCGACTACTGCGGGCCGCCCGGCCCGCACAGCATCAACGGCGTCGTCCATCGTGTCGCACGATGCATTAATTACTGTCTTATTCTTTTCGTTCCAGTCAGCTACTGGCAATTGATCCCATGGGAAATGGGAATAAGTCCAAGCTATACCATTTCGCGGCACTGCATTTAATAGCGCGTTTAAATATTCGCGGTCGATATCGTCTGCCCCGGTCCGGGGTTCGGGGTTCAGGCCACATGATTTAGGGCACGTGCCGTAAGTATCGCGGACCCCGGCCCTATACGTGACAGCGATTGGACCTGTCTTTTTATTCGAAGATACTGCGACTGTTTTTAACATGGGAAAACCTCCTGTCTTCTGTATGAGTCCACACTATAACACAGCCGTTTAGAAAATAAACATAATACTTGAGTGCCAATTAGTGGTTATTATTTGATCAGCAACCCCGCGCGGGCGCGGGGGCGTGGCCCAAGTTTCACGGACCACGGACCAAGAGACCCCTTGCCAAGTTTCTTTCTCTCCCGTACCACAAACGAGAATCGATCTTATTTGCGTTACAGCCCCTTGAAATAAGACTTATTCTCATTTGTAGCTGGTCAATTTTTAATCAGTAACAGTTTCTCTATCGTCCACCCAGAAGTGATAGGTTTTTTTGCATAGCGGACACTTCCCGCGCTCATAGGTCAAACCGTCTTCTGCCACGAAAAAGTCAGTCACTATTCGCGTGCCGTGTTGGGGGCAGGTCGGCATGTCGTCCGGGCCTAAGGTATAAATGGTCATCAGTCTCTCCCCTGCGCCGCGTTATAGGCGGCCTCTAAATCTTCAAAGATCCAATCGATCGCTTGGGTCGCTTTATCCCATGCTTCGTCATTATGCTTCGTGCCCTCGGGATGATCATTACGCCAATCATTGAGAATCACCCAAACAGCATTTATTTGAGAGTAGAAATTATTGCGAGTCATGCTTTTCTCCTGTATTAAGTACAACGCCCTCAGTATTGTTTACTTTTTAAACCTTGTCAAGCCCTTCTTTCAAAAAGTTTTCTACTTCGCACCAGTCCCAAGGGTAGCCCTGCTCTAAAGCCGGTTGTAACAATGTTCCAACCTTTGCCACTTCGTAGGATTGCCAAGCCGGATAAATTAATAGCCGCGCTCTACGGCCCTTTTCATGTTGCACAAACAGCCATACGGGAAAGTACTTATGGG